CATTTTTACCGAGTTGGTCTCGTGGCCCTTAACCTTCTTTTCCAAAGCTTCCTTTTCGCCGGTCAGTGCGGACACCTGATTTTTCAGGGTGCCGTTTTCGGCCTTGATGGTTTCATAATCCGCGTACTTTTCCCGTTCACGCTGCAAACGGGAACGAACAGCCGCGTCAAATTCTTCCTGTGTGTTGATGGGTGTAAATTCTGCCATAAATAAAAATCCTCCCCACTTACCCGGTGGTATCGGTAATGTATTTACTACGGGTGAACCCGTTAGTATCGAATCTGTTGCTTTCGCTTTACCTTCTTTTCGCTACACTTCCAGAAAGCAAGAATCATGCTTTCCATCAGCTCGATTTTGGCACCGTCCAAAATGGACTTGTAACCAAAACCGCCGTTGGAACCGATAGCGCGTTTTTCGCAGTTGCTTACGATCTGAACGAGGGACGGCTGCCCCATGTGGCACAAAAGCTGTTTGGTCATGCCCTCCATCACAAATGTGGAATTTGCAAGGATGATTTCTTTGACCGTGGGCATGATGGGAGCTTTCAGTTTCAGCCGCTTCATTGCATCTGCAAGTAACTGCTGACCGTTGGCACCGTCAACCACAACGGTGTCAATGTCTGCCTTGGACAAAAAATCAAGCAACCAACCGTCACCCGAACGAACCGGGCGGCAGTCGATTGCCTCAACAAGTATTTTTGCATCGTTGGTGCGGACTGCAATGGACATTGCAACGCTGTCCCCATCGTGACCGTATTTGATACCAACCGTCAGCTTGCCAGACAGTTCAGGAAGGGAATGAACCTGAAGTTCTTCCCATTCTGCTTTGCTGATTGCTGATTTTTGGTTGTACCGCAGCCATAAACCCAAACGCTGAATATTGAAATCAATAGGGTCGGAACCAACTTCATCCAGAACGGAGCGTTCCGTGAAAATGGTTCCTAAGGACGGGTTTGTTTCATACCACGCCTCTTTGTCCTTGGGGTCGGTCATGGTATCCACAGACCATTCAGCCCAACCCGTGTTGACCGTTTCGCCTTGTAGGGCGTTGTTTCGCATTTTCAGGAATACCGTACCGGACGAAACCGTGGTGGGCGGTGTTCCACAAAACAGGGTTTGGGGGTTGCGGCTGTCCGTAACCACATATTTCAGGGCGCTTTCCTGATCATCCGTATATTCCTGGGCTTCATCGATAACCAGAAGGTCGAAACCTTCGCCCAAGCCGCCCTTTGACGATCTTGTGCGGAAATCAATGGTGCCGCCACCTTCACCGAGCAGAATAATTCGTTCAAGGCCCAGCTGTTTGGAATAAGTGTAATGCTTATCATATGTTTCGCCCTTTTTGGTTCGGGTGACTTCGATATAACCGGCAGCATCAAGCAGCGCCGCCAAACGTCTGGACGCGGCGGCGCTGGTAGTTGTTCTATGGGCGGTATGCAGGATTCTTTCACCATGTTCCAGGCCGTACAGTTCCCGGATTGCAACGATTTCATTTTTACCGTTACGCCGGGGGACTGCATAGCCGTATTTGGTATGAACCCACAGACCGTCCTCATTGACGGCAAGAATATCAAACATCTGAAGTTCCTGCCATTCCTGGGCAATTCTGCCGGTGGAATTATAAAGGTCAATAGCTTCCTGCCCGAAGCTTTGCGAATAAGGTAAAACAACCGACTGGGTGGGGGTTTGGCGGCCTTTGCGTGGCTCGTCCATAAAAACCCTCCCTATTTATCTCCATTGTTTTGTGTGTACGTTCTGCCGCCGTCCTGTGCCGGGGTCATAATCCACGGTGCAACGGCAGTTTTCATGCCGCCGGTAAATATCCTCAGGAACATCGGGGTAATCATATTCACCGGCAAGGGAATTGCACCATTCACAGCATTTCCGTTCAGCCTTTCGGATGATCCGGGGCCGCAAACCGGCTTTTCCCTGAAAATCAACATTCGATTTCAGCACGGACTCAACAACCGACTGAGAATAATTCACAACCGGGTCGCGCAGAACCCATGCCACATCATCAAAGTTTTCAGCAACGGAAACCTTGTTGATAAAACCATCAATGCGGTCAACGTCTATCTTGGCGGTCTGTGCCTTGATACGGATACCGGCTTTCAGGTTCAAGGTGGTCTGCACCTGTGTTGCGATTTCGGACACCATTTTATGGTCGTCCTCAAACATAGGACGCAAAACCTTTTCGGCAATGTTGAAATGCAGTTTTCCCTCAGGAAGAACGGCGGCGGACAGATGCGCGGAAAAAGCTTCAGACAGGGCAACGCCCACCTCATATGCAAAATCCTCCGCTTCAATATAGGTTGCCGTGCCGTTCTGGACGGCTTGCCGCAACTGGGCAATAGTGGCATTGTGGTTGATTAAATCGGCAAAGGTTGCCCGAATCTGTTCCAACAGGCCGGGTGCAATGTCTTCCATGCGCGCCCTCCTTATTTACCGGGGCGGATTCCGGTCAATACACTGAGGTTGTGTTCGTTGAAATAGCCGGGAACCGCCTGGTTAATCTTGCCCACACCATCGCCAATGCTGGACAGCATGGCGGCATCAGGTTCAAAGACAGGCTCCCAGACAGGGGCGGTCAAATAGAACTGTTCACGCTTGTACGGGAAGTTATCACGAACGCACGCGGCAACATATCCCACATTCAGGAAACCGCTGCCGAATGTCTTCTGCGCTTTCCGGGCAGTCAGGCGCAAGCTTTCGTGACTCGCCTTGATTGCCTCCGCGCTGGAAGGGTTGTCCGTGACAAAGCCCAAATCATCAAGGGTCAAACCGGTTTCACCGGAGAACAGCGCGGCGAACGTCCGCAACTGTTCCGTGTACGGGGACATACTTTGCTGACTGAACTGGCCCAGGTGGGGGCTGTCACCGTCTTCGTCCTTGGTGAATGCAATAAAACTGGACATGGTTGCTTTCCATGCCTCAAAAGCATCAGAACCATCGTCAGAATCGTTTGCAAGGCCGGTAATGTACCGCTGTGGGAAACTGTAAAATTCTGCACTCACTTCGGAACGCAGAAGGGTACGCAATGCGCCTTGCATGATGGACATACAGGCACGGGAAATACGGGAATGACCAAAGGGCCGCTTTGCATCAGGCCGGTACACGATGGGTACAAGCAGCGGATATGGGCTTTTATGGTTGTCCCGTCTGATCATGCGCCCGTTCTGGTAGTATTCAGTTACGAAGGGCAGGAAATATGCCTCAATGTCAGGTTCCTTGTTTTCCTTGCGGCTGATAACCGCGTAACCTTCGGAAAGCAAACCCGTGATGGGGTCACTGATACCTGTGGCATCGCTGCCGTCAACCACCTGAAGACGCGGAAAACCATCAATGTCCGGGGAAACGTAAACGAAAGAACAGGAGGCAATCAGGGCACCTAAGACAGCACTGTCAAACAGCACATCACGGTTGTTCATGCTGTAAATCATGTTCATCTCGAAATTATCGTTTTCAAACTCACGGAAACATAGCCGGTCGGCCAGCTTGTCGACAGCACTGCCACACCACCCCAAAACCTCACTCATGTACATGAATTCGGGCGGAATCAGGGTGCGGAAGTAATCAACCCCGTTTTTCATTTCATAGTATTTGTACCGCTTCTGAATCCGTAACCGCTTCATGGAAAGCTGATTCCGAAGGTACAAAAGCCCTCTATACTGCGCCACTTTGTTCCTCCTTTTGGTTTACATAAAATTTCTCCGCGAGAAAAATTCCCAGTACGTCCGGGGAAGGTCGGAAGCACCCCAGGGAGGGGGATATGCCCCCGTCAGCCGCTTCTATACGCCGCCCAATCACAGGCGAGGGGTAGAATCCTATTTGAAATCATTTGTTCGCCCTCGGCCTTGCTGTGGGGCCGTAGTAGCTTGTCGGACTTCTGCCTGTTACAAGTCCAATGTGCAAGCTGAAGGTTGTCTATGTCACTAGGGTGGCCGCCCTTTGCCACGGGTATGATATGATCAATACACGGTGACAATGGATGCGGATACCTTTGGGTGAAGTCAACAGGCTTGCCGCAGATACCACAACAGGTTTGCGTTGCGTATATCTT